GCAGAAAACCCAGTGCTGTCGACGGCAGATCCATCCAGATATTTCAGCGTGAACTCGGTGGCAGAGACATAGACCACCTTGAAGTTGCGGCCGTTCAGCTCGGTCATCCCAGAGATGCCGCTGATGTAAATCTCATCTCCGGTCGAGTATCCGTGGCCTGCGGCCGTGACCTTACAGGGGTTGGCCTGGGTGATAGCGGAGATGGCCTTCGCGGTCTCGATGACCTGGGATCCGTTCTTATGGAAGCGGAAATAGCCATCCCCCATCTCGATCACATAGGTCTGGCTGGCGTTGAATACGAATGGAATCAGACGGACCTTCTTGGTGGAGTCCTTGACCTCCCCCACGAAGCCGGTGCCTGGTCTGCTTGCCACACCACCATGGCGCATGACCAGGAAGTTCCTGCAGCGCCTTAGGCCGGCCGTATACTTGGACTGATCCACGCGCCCATAGACCGATGGGGCGATCTCGCCGCCAGAAAATGATCGCTGGATCCAGGTTCCCATTATGGAATGAATGGTCTCCCATTGCCCTGGCCAGGAGGCAGGAAGTCGCCTTCCCTGGCCCTGATGACTTCTGCATCTGGAGCAGCGTCAGGCACCAGCTCATTGCCGGCCGAAGCTTGGGCTCCGGAGATCTCGTATTGATAGAACCTGGCAGCGCGGTCGCCGAGCTTGAACGGATCCCCTCCGGTCAGCCTGGGGGCCACATAGGCTGCGAGCCTGAAACTCATGGCCAACTGGAAGTCGGCGGGGTAGCGCTGTGGATCCTCCTCGCGGAAGGTGTATTCGACCTTCGCCAGGGCCTCGTCACAGTAGACCAGCTGCCCCTGGTCGTCCCTGCCGAGCTTGAAGCGGATCCTGCTGTCCTGGTTGTCCTGTCTGATCCCAGTCTGGATCCTGCGGATCGTGAGGCAGTCGATCGGGTAGCGGTAGCTGAAGGCCCACTCTGTGGTCTCTGTTGGAGGATCTGCCACGAGCGCCAGGACCGCGAACTTGGTGGCGAATGGCCACGGGAAATCGCGCAGGACCGCATCCCTGGTGGTAGGATAAAAGCGTCGGCAGGCCGTGGCCTCTTGGCTCTTCTCGGTCTCGAGGTTGGCGATCTCCTTGCCTATCCCGAGATGGGACAGGGCGAGGTTGGCGATCTCTGTCTCTGTGGCCATGGCTGGCTCCTAGCGGCCGTTGGCTGGGTGGGCCCGCTTCCTTCCGGATCCCCTGTAGCCATGGGCATAGGCCGCTCTGCCCTGCGCTGCGGCCTTGGCGCGAGCGCCAGACCCGTAGTAGATCTTCCCGTGGCTACCCCACTGGTAGCCGCTGCCTGTCTTGTGAACTGGCATCGGATTGCCCCTAGTAGCGCGGCTTGCGCGGCTTCTTGCGCCTGGCCATATCAGTTGTCCTCCGTGTATACGATCTGCTCTGGGCTCTTCTTTTCCGACATTCCTTCCAGCTCCATGTCCGTGATCTGGAGGGAGACGCTGCGGCGAACACCCTGGCCCTCGGAGGTGTGGCTGCTGACGGCCTTGACCACCACCCTGGCCTCAAGCTCTAGGATGGCCCCGATCTCAGGCAGCTTGCCGATGTTGAGCAGTTTGAGGGCATCCTCATCCAGCTCAATGCGAAGCCCATATGGAAATTCCGACTCCATGGGCATGGCCTCATGCCCACCGAGAACCGTACCACCAGCAGGCTTCCTCATGCTTTTCATCATGGGAACCCCCTAGTTCAGTCTGCCAATGACGACGACGCTGACTCCAGCTCCGGTAGTGACCTTCCAGCCAGGGGTGGTGGCATTCTTCGCCGCCATGCCTACCTCGACCGAGTAGACTCCGATCGGGGTGTTCGCGGCGACCACTGGGATGGCGCTGCCGTTTCCGTCCTTGATGCTGACCGCAGAGGTGGCTGCAGCCGTGACCGTGACCAGCAGCCTAGCGATCACCGTGCCGACCTTGGCGCTGCCTACGGCCTGGTCGGTCTGGCCGGCCGCGACCGTCTCATAGCCTTGCTCGAAATTCATGGGCCCTCCAGTGCTGGCCCTGGGGGAGAGGCCGGCTTAACCGACCTCTCCCCCGAGGGCTTTAGATGACTTCCTGGGTCTTGTCTTTCGACTTGACTTCAGATGTCTTGCTCGGCTTCGGAACGGCCGCAGACTCCGGAGCCTTCTCCATCCAGCTCTTGGTGAAGTGCTTCTCATCAGAGAGGACGAAGACGGTCCCAGGCTTTCTGCGAAGGTTGCCGTAGTACCCGAGCCTCGTAGCGATGACCTTCATGGCCGCTCCTTCACCCCTCCGTTAGGAGATGGTGATGTTGTCCGGATACGCCTTGTACTGATCCACCATGTTCGCGGGCTGGAGTTCAGCCGTGACCGTGATGGTCGGGTTGGTCCCACCTAGGGTGTAGCTCAGTCTCACGAACTGTTCCACATCCAGCTCGGCCGGCACGGGGATCGTATGCTTCGATCCCGCAGTCAGCAGAGCCTTGTCGATGGAGCGGCTCGCCAGGGTCGCCGCCGAGCCGAAGGTGTCGGCATCGTCGGTCTGGAGAGCGAAGGCGTAGGTCTCGTTGCCATCGCTGGTCTTCGCCGCGACATCGACCGTGATGAGGACCACCATGGGCTCTCCGGTGAAGAGCTTGCTGGAAGCCGCCTTCAGGTCGATGGTGCTGGTAGACGCTGCCGTGACGGTGAGAGCCTGCGCGTCCGAGAACTGCAGCTGGGTGTCGAGTATCATGTTCTTTCTCCTCCTTCCTTTGGTTACACGACCCGCGCTTCGGTCTCGAGCAGCGCGTCACAGGTCCGGACGGGGATCCCTCTGAACATCGGAGTGATCACGCCATCGACGGTCTGGTAGGACAGACCGCCGCCGGCCACCACATCGTCTCGGCGCTGGATGTCCAGCATCTGGAAGACGGTGCGGTTCATGTAGAACACGGGCTTGCCCACCCGCAGGTTCGGGACGCGATGCACGGCCTTGATCATCAGCTCGATCAGGTCGGCAGCGCTGGACTTCGCGACGAGGTTGGAGATGTCGATGTTGGGGATCCGGACTGCATAGCGCCAGTCCTTGACCACCAGGCCGTTCTTCCAGACGAACCGGTCGCGATAGCCGCGCATCCGGTTGCCCGCGATGCCGGCAGTCGTCTCGATCGTCTCGAGGCCGAGATCCTCATGCTCCAGGCCCGCCTTCGAGCCCTTTGGGAAGATCCCGTAGCAGGACATCCCGCCCCAGACCACCAGCCAGATGGAGCTGTTGTCGGAGCCGGTGCCGCCGCCATCCACGATGTTCTGGGCGTTGGCCGCGCTCTTGTCGGAATAGCGCACGGACAGGCCGTTGAACTGCTCGGGGTTGAGGCCGGCGTTGCCGTAGAACAGGGTGCTGGCCTGCTCCTGGTTCATGGCCTCGATGAAGGCCTGCGCCTCGGAGAGACGGAAAGCACCCGTGTTGCCCGACAGCTCGGCCAGCTCCTTGTCCACCTCGGACCAGGCCTCGAGGCTCCCGCAGTGTTCATCGACCTGCGCGGTCTCGGACTTGGACGGGGGAACGCCCTGATTTAGGAGCCGCCAGTAGGCCGACGGAAGCCCCGTGCGGATGGTGCAGCGGTTGCCGGTAGGCAGGTTGCCCATCATGAACATCTCGTCGGCGAGGATCTCGTTGGTCTGGCTGAGAAGCTCGACGATGGTCGGAACCTTGCCGTCCGGATCGAGCCGCTTGGCCCAGTCGGCGAGGGTGAGAACATTCGCGCTCAGTGTTGCCATTGTTATTTCTCCTTGCTGCTGGATTCACCGTAGAGGATGTCTTCCGGAGCCCTCGGACCCTTGCCCTGACCTGAAGGCAGGATCAGCTGGTCCTCCGTCATGGCCCTCCCGATGCGGGTGAGAACCCTGATCAGCTCTGGGTGATTGCCCAGGCCAGTGTCGTTCAGGGCTTTCTTGAACTCCTCGGTCCCGAAGCGATTCACGACCCTCTTGGCGATCTCGGCGCTCTTGACGAATCCGTCCCCGCCGATCTCAGGGTCTTTCTTCGCCTCTTCGACCCAGGTGTCCACCGTCTTCGCCAGCTGCGCTTGTTGTCCCTCGACATAGGTCTTCAACAGCTCGCTCTCGCGGTTCAGTTCCGACTGCGCCTGCTCTGGAGTCAGCTTCAGCTCTTTCGCTTTGGCTGTCACGCGCTCCACGGCAGAGGCATCGAGATGCGATCCCTCGGGCAGCTTCAGGTCGTATTTGATCTCGGCCTGAGGCTTGTCGTCGGGCCCTTTCGTCACGGGCTTCCCATCAGCAGCCGCTTCCTTCTTGGGCTCCCCCTGAGGCTCGGTGGCGGGAGGTTGTTTGCCCGCGCCCTCGCCTGCCTTGGGATCTGCCGCAGCGCCTGCCGGTTCGGTGGTGGTCTTACCGGATTCAACGCTCATCGTGTATCTCCTCTCTCTTCTTGGATTCTTGCATCATCAGAACTAGCGCCTCGGGGCTGGCCTCCGTTATCTTCGCCAGGAGCTGCAGCCCCAGATCTCTGCGCCCCTCATTGAAAAAGGTTGTGCTGTTGCCAGTGAAGGAGGACTTGTATACGCCGGCCGACTCGAGCATCCACCAGATGAAGCGCCGGCCGTGGGGCAGCTCGAGCAGCGACTTAAGATCCACCAGGCGCTGGCGCTCATCCTGGTTCTCTCGGAGGCTGGCCTTTTTGACCTCGACTTCGTCTGCGGCGTTTTTCATATCTGAACAGCTCTCCCTCTGCGCCCTCTCATCTCACCACCACTCCCATTGCCTGGGACAATAGTATCATGTTCCTTTTTTTATTGCAATTTCTGTCCATGGCTACATGACCGTGAAAATCCATGCTCATTGGTAATTTCATGGTCCCCCGCCTCATGGGATTGCGGCCACTATGCCATCGAGAATTGCCTTGTCGCCAGCGCTCAGAGCATCGGCGAACATCACCTGAATCGTAGCGGTGTCCTCATCCCAGCGTGTTCCGGTGAAGGCCCTGTCCGTCATGGCCGATTCCGTGATGCTGACCTGGAGCTGTTGGAGGTCTGGCTCATTCAGGTGGTCGGGATACTCGTAGGTCATTGGACCCTCCAAAGCTCCAGCCGCGCCCGACGAATGGAGGCCGTGTTCAGCGTGTTATCGGAGCCGAAGTCTAGCGTCACGGTCGTCACCCCTGAACCGGTGTGATAGTAGAACCCAGACTTGGGAAGCCAATTAGCCGTGTCTTGAAACTCCTCGTTGATGTTGGCAACATCGGCACCATTGACCTGAACCCGAAGGAGCGTGTCGTATGTGGCGTTGCTTTCCGCAATCTCTGCCGACCACCCGATGCGATAGGTCCCGCTCGGAAGGGAGCCGGTGGTCAGCGTCGTCTTGTTCGTGAAGCCGCCGGTAGTGCTGCTCTGCCTGTCGCTGGATGCCTGTTGGAAATGGGTCATCCACGCCACGGAGTTCCCGCCTCGCTGGAAATCCCCGTTAGCGATATTAACGGGGCCGTAGGAGAGCCCTGCCGACTTGGTATAGTTAAAGGTCACATCATTGGTCCCAGCGGAATTAAAACGAGCGTAGTCCAACCAATCGCCGCCGGTCTGCCGCCTTATGAAATACGATGAACTGCCACCAGACCCCGCAGATAATTTTTCTGCCGACAGAACATAGCGAATGTCTGAAGCCTGATTCGTCGTATCGAAAACTATTTGCGCTTGGGAGTATTGCGATGTGCTGTTGTTCTCGATGTTGAAGGTTGGATTTATTTTCGTGATTCGTATGTTGTTATTCGTGTCGGTTGGAATGATGTCGCCCGCCACGACGCTCCAAGTTGAACCCGTGACCCCGCCAACCGGTACACATCCACCACCGACGAGAACGCCATTGCTCCATGTCCCTGACGACAGATACTGCCCCGCCGCGCACACAGACGATATGCCGACGAAGGTGTCTGCTTTCGCGTTGAGAGCCGTGGTGATGGTGCTGAAGTCCACCCCGCCAGATGCCACGCTGGTCGCCGCCCCTCCCTTGGACGATGATCCTGCGTAATTGAACGACACCTCGGCGCTGTCGATGACCGGACCCAAGAGCGTCACGCTTGATGGGTCCACCCGAATCGGGTCGGCCACGGAGCCCACACCAAGCACCGGAGCGGAAGTCGTCACCACACCGCTCCCGCCGCCACCGCAGGACTCGAATGTCACCCCATCAGCTGCCAGGCATCGCATTACCAACGGCTTCATGGTGGTGCTATAGACCGCTGTCTCGGTAGAGATGTTTAAGATCGAAACCTGCCCACCATCAATCGACCCAGCCCCAGCCCATGAAAGGGCTGGAGCCAGGGCGATCAGGAGAGAAACGAATGAGGCTCTGGTCATCAGTTGGCTCCGATGATCCTCACCTTGCAGGTAGCGCCACCACCCTTCGATATCAGATTCACCACAAGATTGACCTTGGTGTAATCGAAGTTGAAAGATTCTACCGTATTTCTCAGGACGGTGATCTGCTCCCCACCGTTGATATCGTAGACGCAGTCGTTGCTGATGGCCTGCAGCTCGACCTGATTGGCCAGTCCGGTCAGGGTTATTGACCCACCGACTACCATATTGTCGCTGGACTTGTAGACCATGGATTTGCCATCCAGGCTTGCCCGTCCCTTGTTGAGGACATCAAGCGCGGTCTTGCCCCCATCGACGCTCTCGGAGGTGATGATCAGCCCCTGAGATCCCCTGATGCCTACGGTGGAAGCGCTGACATCAGCGTTCACGGTCCCAGCGATGGAAGCATTGACATCAAGCTTCCCGCCCGTGATGGTGGCAGCGTTGCCGGCCGCATCCTTGATGATGGCAGTCACGGTGGATCCGCTGACCGTTCCGATATTGGCCGTGCCGGCCTGGGCCTGGACCTTGAGCGTCTCCGTGCTTCCGATGAGCAGCTGCTCATTGGTCACGGTCACATCCTGATTCGCAGTACCCAGATAGCCGGCAGCATTCGCCGCGCCAACCGCGCAGGCCAGAAGCGCTGAAACCATCATTGTTCTCATTTTTCTCTCCCTACCGTCTGATTATGCATCTCACCTTCCAAGACCCATCAACCGATGCGGCCGAGATCTTGATCTTGCTGCTGCCCATCACGGTCTCGCCATGACCAGACATTCCCACCCTCCCAGACACGATCCTGTTGTGGCCATAGACTGGGTACTCGTCTGCATCGTTGGTGACGACCTCGAACATATAGCTCGCCCCAACCGGCGGCACGATCCCACAGGTTACGATGGTCCCTGTCGAACTGAAAATGGAGCTGCCAGCGCCGGCCGTGACAGATATGCTGGCGCTGACCGAGACGAATGAAGATCCTACCTCCGACACAGGGTCCGTGGATAGGCTCACCGTGAACGGGCCAGCCTGTTCTACAGCGACCGTCCCCTTCTTGACCTCCACTGCGGTGGTTCCATAGTTTTGAGGATCCAGCCACGGAGTGTCTGCTGCGGCCGGTGAGGCCAGGAAGAACAGAAGCAGTAGGCATTTCACCTGAACTCCTTCCTGACCAGCAGGCTCACAAGGACACCGGTCGGAGATCCTGCTGAGACTCTTGGCCTGATTAGGCGCGTGAGATCTGATATGGAAGACAGACCGGCTCCTTTGAACTCGAGCCTATTCCCGTGATTGTCTGTCAGTGGAGAATAGTTCTGGCTGTCGATGGAGCCCTCGATTAGGACTCGATCCATCCCAGAGAATGTCCCCACGATCTGCACGGTCCTGCGGGCCGATCCCATCATGGCAATCGGAAGGCCGACATCGCCGGCCGTCATCGGGCCCCAGGTTATGATATGACCGTCGTCTCCCCTGGTGACGATCTCCTCGATCGTGGGAGTGATGTCGGCCATCGTCTACCAGACAGGCTTCCAAGCGTCGAGCGCGGTCACGATCTTGGTCGACACATATAGGGTGTTGTCTGAGACCTGATAGGCCAGACATCCCCTCTGAAATCCAGCGGTAGGTAGGCTTGCAAAGGATCCAGCGATGCACATGGATCCATTGGCAGTGGCGGTCGAATTGCTGGTGGCAGTGAACTGCACCTCTTTGTCGGTGACTCTGAATGCATTGACCCCAGCCGCAGTCGACTGCAGATTAAGAAGAATGTCCAGCCTGTTGGCCAGTCTCACCCCGATTGATCCGCTGGTATGGGTGGTGCAGAAGACGCGATAGAGGGCATCTCGATCTGCGGGCGCGATCTGGGTGACCCCAGTAGCGGAAATGATCGGGCCATATGGAACGAAGTTCTTCGAGTCGTAGCTCCGTTGAATCTGGACCTTGCCGACGAATGATCCGGTCACGGTCATCGTGGCCCCGTCACTCCTCTTGACCAGGAGATTGTCGCTGGCCACCGAATGAGTCGTGAAGGTCTTCAAGACTTCCGCAGCATGAGCGCTGCTCGCCATGAGCAGGACCAGCATGATTAATTTCAGCATCTTGATCTCCTATTGCGGTGCGATTTGTCCAGCCTTGGCCTGCTCGAGCAGAGCCGTGAGGGCATTGGGCTCGTCCGTCTTGGCTGCGGAGAGATCCCTGGCAGCGCCAGCCATCTCTTGGATAGCCTGCGCCTGGGCCTGCGCTTGCTGCGCCTGGGCCCGCTCCTGCCTGATCCCAGCCGTCTGCTCATCGGTCCTGACCACACTGGTGGGGATGCTTATGGCATCTCCGTAGACATCGATGAGCTGATCGGTGTCCACCTTGTCCAGCACAGCTGGGTTCTGGGTCACGGACACCATGTTCCCCACGAAGGAGGCGAAGCGCTCAATGCTGGAGACTCCAATCAGCTTCTGAGCCTGCGCCATGATCGAGACATACTCGACTCGCAACGCGACCCCTTCAAGCTCCTGCGGTGGCTCTGGTATGAGATCTTGGCGCAGCATGATGTCGAAGGTGATGTCGATGAGCGGGTCCAACAGATCCTGGTTGAGCTGCTCGAGGACCGGACCAAGCGCCAGAAGCTTTTCCTCATGGCGTTCCTCCACCTCACGAGCCGTGATCTGACGACGGTCACTGGCCGCGAGCATGAGGAAGAGATCCTCGAAGAAGGCCTTGCGGATCCGCTGTCGGACCTGTTCCTGCTTCATCTCATGCTCATTGATCCGGAAGTTCGTCTCGTGAGCTGGTCTGAAGCCCTTCTGGCCTTCCCTCTCATCGCTGTAGGTTATATCGCCTGGCAAAATAGAGGTTCGTGCCGTCCGTAGAGCTGTCGGTGCGATCATCGGCGGGGTGACCATCTTCTCGACTGCCTGGGCCCCGCGCTTCTCTCCCAGCTGTAGCTGCCTGATATCGCCTAGGGCTTCCATGCCTGGGCAAGTGGTGGCGTAGACATCCTCGCCGCCGACCTCCCAGCGCACTCCCAGGATCGGGAAGAAGTCGTGTCCAGACTCGCTTAAGAACTTCTGCTGCTCCTGCGCCATGTAGTTGGACTGTTGGGCGCTCGAGCTGCCGCGCTCGTAGTAGCAGGAGTAGTGGCGCTTGAACTTGGCGAAGAGCTTGTCGGGATCGTGGTCTGGGTTGGGCATGATGCAGTGGGCTACCTCGACCCACTGCTCCTTCGATCCCTGGTCCCAGAGCGCCTTGACATGGAAGCTGATGTTCGTCCAGTCGATCTCCTTGCGCTCTCGGCTGCGGCCGAACTTCTCGATAATCTGGCGCACGGTCATCCTGAACTCACGATAGAAGACCCTGACCCGCAGCTTCTCGTCGTTGGCGATCATGTAGCTGCCGACTGGGAAGGTGTAGGTCCTGAGGACCTCCTCGAGATCCTCCTCGATGTAGAGCGCAGCGGTCCCGAAGACTCCGAGGTCCCCGTAGATCAGGGGCAGACTGTTGTAGAGATTGGACTTGAGGAAGACCGTCCTCATGCGCTGGGTGACGGTATCGAGCCACTGCTTGACCGATCCGACCTCAGCCAGTTCAGGATCCGGAGTCGTCAGCCTGAACCAAGGACGCGCAGGAGAGGTGATGCCGCCCATCATGCCGGCCCGCAGCGTCCTCGCTGCCAGGGTGGCCGTGGAGTCGATAATCTTCTGGCTGCGCCTTTCGCCCCTGTTGTTGTCGGACAAGAAGAAGCGCGAGCGCCTCGGTAGGATGTGATCGCTGAGATCTCGCCAATGGCTGATGAAGCTCGCCCGCTCGTTGTCCATCTGCGAGCGCAGGGACTCGAGGCGGGATCTCTTCGTGTCCTCGCTTTGGACCAGGGCCACTTAGACCCCCAGGAGCGTCTTCTCTGCCGCAGGGGCCGGCGCTGCGACCTGGCCGAGGCCCTGAGTGAGGATCGTCTCGCGCCTGCCGCCGCCGCCGGCCGCGAGCGCCCGCTGCCGGTTTCTGGCTGCGGTCCTGGCCTGAGCCTCGGCCTCTTTGGTCTCCATCTGACCCTGACGGGCCAGCTCTTCCTGGCGCATCCGGAGCATATCTGAGCGCTGCTGGTTGGCCTCGCCTTTGGCCTGCTGCCTGGCCTGGTTGGACTGAACCATCTGAGCGGTGGTCGTGGCTGCAGCTGTGCCGGCTATGATCAGGGCTGCGACTATGGGTGGGGGCATGAGATCCTCCTGGTGAACAATGTGCAGCTCTCATCGTATCCGATGCGCCTCAGGACATCTGAGAAATCTCGGTGCGGGGTGGATGCTCTGATGATGGCTGCGACATTCTCATCGAACAGACTCTTGTCTGCGAACTTTATGAAATTCGTCCCGACGCTGCCCTTGCGATGGTCCTTGTCGATGAAGAGCAGCTCCTGCTGCGCCTCGAAATCTCCCGAGTGCGGGCTCTTCATGGCCATCACCACCGAGTATCCTACCAGACTGTCTCCAGATCTCGCAGTGAAAATCCGCAGCATACCAAGCTGCTCGGCACGAAGGTAGTACTCGGTGTTGGGCTCCAGGCGGGCTTTCTGCTTCTCTCCGATCTCTTCCTGGTGCTTCAGGAATAGAGGAGCCAGCTCTTCAAGAAGCTGTTGTGAAAGAGTCTCCCTGGCGAAGACAATCCCCATCCAGACAATTATGGCCTGGAATCAGGATTTGTGTCAATAGTGTCACGAAGATTTTAGGAACCAGAAAATGGATCCCAGTCGGCCTCGTGGCGCTTGGCGGCTCCTGGTGCATTCGCAGTGCGATTGCATGGCTGGTCTGGGATGGCGAAGGTCATCACGAAGGCATCGGCCTTGTCGGGGCTGAAGCCGAGGCGCTTCTTGATCTGCTCCTTCTCCTCGAGCCTGAACTTCCCGTTCTGGAAGGTGTAGGTGGGGGCGCACAGCTCGCGGATCAGGCCTGGGTCATCGGGCATGGATCCGCGCTTCATCCACTCGGCCATCTTGAACCACATTTCGCTGCGCTTGTTGAAGTAGCGAGGATCGGTGGCTTTTCCGCTGAAGTTCACTGGCATCACGGGCAGGTTGGCCAGGTTCATGGAGTCGATCACGGAGCCGCCCCAGCCTCCGGTGTCGTCCACCATGCAGATCTCCCAGTCCCAGCGCTCCTTGGCCAGGGCTGCTCGAGCTGCGATCTCTGGGCCCGTGGCTCCGCGCATCTCGGCCGGCTTGAAGGCGCAGAGGCCCTGCCTCGGGAACAGGACCGTGCGATCGTCGCCAAACCTGGCCACATCGATGCCCAGGCGCTTCTGCACATACTCAAAGTCTGGTCCCTGGATGTGCCTGGCGATCGCAGCCCTGACCTCGTCAGACCCAAGGATGCTGTTGATCGAGGCCGGCGGGAACAGGCCCAGGATCGAGGACATGACCCATGGGTTGTCGCGGCCGTAGGTCTTGATCTGCTCCCTGGCCCAGTCGATGTCGATGCGGGGGCTGCGCTTGGGATCGTCCGGATCTCCCGTGATCCTGATCACCGTCCAGAGGTGGGCAAACTCTGCTGCAGCAGCGTGGAGCATACCCTCGAGACTCGTGGGGTTGCCGGCCTGCATGATCTTGCCCCACTTGCAGTTCGAGAGCGCTTGCTCCGCAGCCTTGAGGACCGAGATCGGGATGTCGCCGCTCTCGTCCACCAGGGCCAGCACATACTCAGAGTGCAGCCCAGAGAGCGTCCTGCCCTGCTCCTCGGCGTTGGCGCTCTTGGGCCAGCTGCGGGCCGAGAGAAACCAGGTCTCGGGGTGATCGTTGGCGTAGATCCGCTCCTTGTTCCAGGTGAAAGCATTAAGCAGATATTCTGACCTGCCCTGCCATTTGGCCATTTCAGGCCAGAGGTTATCTTGCAGGTTGTCGAAGGTGGTCGCTACGGCCGCTCCCTTGGGGTGCCGTCCCACATCTCCGAAGCAGGACAGGAAGTGCCAGCCACACCAGGCCAGCAGCGCCGACTTGCCAGGTCCCACACAGGCCTGCAGAGAGATGCGCTGCTTGGTTTGATCACCGTAGGCATTGAGCGCCTCGAGCTGCCATGCGTCAGGCTCGGCCTTCAGCTCCTCGACTACGAACCTGACCGGATCCCTGCGCCACTCGCGGATCTTGCGAGCAGCGACCTCCTCAGTCGTCAATGGTATTGCTCTTGGCGATCAGCTTTTCAAGGGTGACTCGAGCCGTTATATCGGCCTCGATCATGGCCGATGGCTTTCCATACGCTCTGTCGATTAAGTAGATGGCCACAGATGTCCTCTCGCTCACATATGCCGTGCGCTTGGACTTCGTCTCTTTTCCCTTGGAGTCAATGCGCCTCTCTTCAAACAATTCCTTGCCCTCTGCCACGCGCATCAGGAATTCAAAACCGAATTTGTCGGCCCACTCTTTGCAGACCGATGATCCGTTCTTGGATCCAGGTGGCCGGCCTGGCCCACCCTTGTGTCCCTTCTGGAATGGTCTGCCGCGCATTTTGTCAGCCTTTGAAAAGCTATTCATAGTCTATCAGCTGCGGGGATGCTTGTCCAGTCCTAATCTCCCTCCCTCCGTTCGTTCTCCTGGGC